ACCAGCAAGGATTTCGCGCCCGCCTTGCTGCAATGTGCCCGCAATCATTCCAAGTGTGCCGGTAGTCGCACCAGTGCCCATTGCAAGCGCTGCCTCACCGCCAGCTATAGCGCGATCAGCAATAGATGGCTGCGGTCTTGGTTGATTCTGTGCATAGCCTTGCGCGACAAATGCGTCCTGCTCAGGGCTTGGCACATCGGTATTTATTGCCTGAGATGGCATTCCAAAATCTGCCTCGGTAGCTATGCCCGAAGCGATAGCTTTCTGCATGATCTGCTGCTTGGTTGTGCCTTCTGGCACCCCCTTAATCACTCGCCCATTTGGCAGGGTTACATTCATTGTAAGTCGTCCCAGCTAACAGTTTCATCTTCACCGCCAGCGTTACGCTCTGCGGCCATCTTCAAAATGTCGCCTTTGGTGTAACCTTCCTCGTCGATCAAGCGGTAGTACTCGCGTTGCGCATCGTTTAGATCGCTTAATACTTTGCTTCGACGGGATAGCTCACGCTTCAGTGCTTCGGGGCTTAGGTTGTCGGGGATGGCCGTTTCAAGTGCAAAGTTTACATCTCGATCCGTTGGGTTAACCCCCAGCAGGCCGCTCCCCAAAACTTCCATGCCAATCTCTTTACGGATAACGTCAACCAATATGCTTTGCTCTTGCAGGCTTGGAAGTTTACGGTAAATAACGCCAGTATTTGCGCCTTTATCCAATTGAGAAATAGCGCGGTCATATTGGTTTATAAGCTTTTTGTTGGAGCGGACATTCTCAAAAATTGTATCCTTATATTTAACCAAGCTCTCGGCGTCTTTTTCGGCTGTCTTTTCGGCGCCTTTAATTTTCGAAACATTCCCAGCCACCTCATCAGCATTTGTGAGCGGGGTGCGAGCGCCGGTAGTTCTGTCAACAAGCGTACGAACGCCGCCGATATCAACAATCTGTGAATTCTCATACCTTTTAAGGTCTGCTGGATTTCCAGACTGTGTGAATTTTGCAAATGATTCTGGAGTATAGTCGCCGGGGTTGTATTGGCCGATCTTTCCCTGCCCTCCAGTGCCAAACGTCGACGCATAAATATCTTTGTCGAGGTAGCCTTGGTTTGCGAGAGCGGCAGACACCGCTTTCAGTGAGTTGCGCGCACCCTCTACGTCCCCCTGCAAATAGGTTTCGGCAAACTCAATTGTGTCTTTTGGATCGCGGCCTTGAGACTGGAGGTAGTCAATGCGAGCCTTAACAAGTTGCATCAGCTGAGGCTTATTATCGAAAACCTTTGCGGCCTTAATCGAAAAATCAGCAGCGTCCAGCCCCTGGCGTTTTTCTTGTATTCCAAGACCGGCCAGAACGTTTTGAGACAGTTCAGGAGAGCGGATTATAGCTTCGTTTAACGACTCATAATCAGGCGCGCCAGACTGTTGCGATTGTTGATATTTACGAAGATTTTCCGATGCAATACGCTGATCTTCAATCTTGCGACTTCCTTGCTCCATTTCTTGCCTGCCGCGAGCTAGCGCCTGCAGGCCTAAAAGGTTATTTGTAACATCACCCATTATTCCAGCCATCAGAAAGCTCCCATACCAAGAGTAACAAGGTCAGTCGTTAAGCCTTTAACGTTGTTGGCGTATTGATTGTACTTGTTTGCGTTGGCCATGCCTGCTGTTATCGCATTAGCGCCCGCATTTGCCCCGAAGTTCATACCCGCTGTTTGGTTCCCGGTTGCGACATTAGCCCCCATTGATGCAACCCCATATAGGCGATTGAACCTATCCTGATTGGCGGATTGATTTACGCCATAAGCGTTTAAGTCCTGCTGGTTTGTCCGCTGAAGTGCATTAATTCCAAGCGTTGGGGCGATCATCGCCAGATCAACGGAAGATCCACCACTGCGAAGGCCACCGGTAGCCGATCTACTTCGAAGTATTTGATCTGTCGCTTGAGTGTTGAGCGCCTGAAACTCGGGGGAACTGAAATACTCATTTAGGAATGCGCCGGGATCACGATATGCAAATTTATCAGCAGGCGCAGATGCGGCAGCGCCAAGATTGTTTAATGCCCCAACTCCAATAGTTCTGAATGGGTCGGTCTGCTCAATGCCGCGATTAAACATCTCGCGCTGAAGTGCGGTAGACTCCCTAGTCGATGATTTAACGGCATCGGCTGATTTTTTGGCAGAGTAATTGCCGAATAGTGCGTTTCCTATCGACATAGTGACCCCCAGTAAAATGTTTCGTGTGCAGTACTTAAAGATGCGCAAAGGCCTAACTTTCTGACCATATTATGCGCTGTTTTATACTCATTTAATATACGTGTAGTTACATAAAAAAAGCCTAAAAAGCGCAGATAACTCATTAACTCTGAGCACATTGACCTTGATCTGATTATGCTGTCTTTCGGGCAAATTATATGCACCTCGGCAGACGCCCCCTGCCCAATAACATAAGCAAGCATAGCGCACCGATCCTGCTCGCACACAATAAAATCAAAGCCGTTCACATCGTTCGGCATAAATCCTGCATTCTTTATTGAGCGCTCATCCATACACCTGAATATATCCTCACGGTTAGCCTTGCGTATCATGGCGCCCTCTGATTCGCGGCCACTTCCGTCGAGATTGTAAGATTGAGCTGTGTCCTGAGTGCATTATGCTCCGCTACAAGTGCGTTAAAATCTGCCTTGATCTCATTGAGCATTGCCACCCACGTAGCTGCATCAGCCTGAACGTATGCAGCTCCAGCAGCATTCGGTGTTGATGTTATGCTTAAAGTGCTTGCCGGTACAGAGGCTACAGCAGCAGCCTCGAGTACCGTCCCCCCAACTAATGCGGTGCAAAAATCATCAGTCCCAACTATGTCGCCGGTTGACCCATGCGCTATTGTATCGGCTACGTGATCGTCGAACTCGCTTTCAAGTGCTGGAAGGTCTGATTCAAGAATCTCAACCCTCAAATCAAGATCTGTTATTGCTGAGTTGATAAGCGTCACAGAGCTATTGAGGCTATCAATATCGGAGTTTATCGACGATATTTCTGATTCTGTAACATCAACCCTAGAATCAAGCGAGTCTATATCACTCCTAATCTGCTCAAGCTCAGTAGTGTTGGTGCCAATGTCATTTTTTACCGCAGCATAATCTCTTGTAAACTGATTGGTAAAGGCCATCGGAAGCCCGGACGTGCCCAAAAGCTTGGCAATTTCTTGCTCTGTGACGTAATACTGTCCGTTCTTAGCCACAGCTAGCCACCAGTCCAGACACGTTTAATTTTCCGCGATTCAATGAGCGGAATTTGAACCCAATGTTTTTGCGGACATACCCAAGGCGGCGGACTATAAAGCGATCATTATATTGATTGGCCATTGTTGCTTCCTGGCTCCACTCTTGCGAGTACTGAGATCCGTCCCGCGTAGTCGATATGAATATGTTTTCATTCGTGGCAGAAAATCCGGGAATTGTATTTATCTCAATAGAGTCAACGCTTAGCGATTCAATTGGCACTAGAGGGGAATAAAACTCAGTGTGCACCGGCTCGCCATATTGGGATGCAATCTCAGTGTTTAACGTGCCAATTCTTGAGTCGATCTTGTCACCGTACACCCATTTGTTTTGTAGTGGATCGCGAACTCCGTTAATGCAGCGCCATTGATTCTGCCCGCTCTTTAGGATTGACCACGCCGAGCTAAGGCCAAACGCTTTGGCGATAGTGCTATTGAAAACCAAAGTGTCATTAGGCAGGTGAACATATATCAAATGATCTTCCGCTTCCATTCGAGCCTCGATCTTACACAAGGAGAGTTGAGCCTCGGTGTATTTCGCGATGATCTTATTCACGCTGCGAGTCGTAACTGATTGAGCCTGACCTGCGCCCAACAGCATGAGGCTAACTTGAGAGCCTTTCGATCCGCCCAGAATATAAATATCGCCGCCCATCTCGCACCAGCAATGCGTACCAACAATGCCAACCGATACCGCTTTTTGGTTCAGGCGAGAGAATGCGAATTGCTCGTTTGCTTCATTGATGAAGTATTCGGTTGTGTACCGGTTAAAAACAATTACAAGGTTATCTTGGGTGCGGCCTACAGATAACGTAGGGTCGGGTGATATCTCAGAGGTCGCAAACTTCAGTGGGTCAATGCTTGATTCGCTGGTAATGTCGGTGTGATAGATGTACTCCCCATCGGTAAGAAAGTAATAGCCATCGATCCAGCATCCGTCGATTGGGCTACCAAGGTCAATATCTGTAACCTCAGTAAGTGCAGTGCCGGAATATAGGAACATGCGTCCCGATGCGATTATCATCAAAGTGTTAAATGAGTAATCCATTGATACCAAGTCAGAACCTGGAATATCACCAATAACAACAGCAGACCCACCAACAATCTCTATCAACTTCTGGCCAGATACCCGAAAGTGACGACCCATCCGCTCATTGTACAATGCGCCGCGATCAATCCCCTGGCCAGTTGCCAGCTGAACAACACCATCATGAGAGTACAGGAACCCCTGAGAGCCCAATATGTCCCTTTGAACTGCGATCATATTGACCGGCAGTGCATCGAAATAATCAGCGTCTGGCTTTGTTTTATCGCCATTGATAATTGGTACTTGGATCGTCGGCATTATGGGTTCCCGCGTATTGATTCAGATCCAGCGACAGAGAAATCTATTCGACGATTCACTACGGTGCCCAGATCGCCGGTCACTTTGAATATGACAAATTGATAAGCGACATCATCAGCTTGAACAGTAAAGGTGATCACGTTATCAGTAAATGAGTCGTCTGTGATTGTGAGGCCTTCACTCGGCTCTTTGGTGTATGACTGAATCACTTCGCTAGGCTGAAGAACATCGGTGAAGTCGATAGATACCGGACGCACATCACCAAAAGACATGGTTTCAGTATTCACATCATTTGGCGCCTCAACAACCTGCGGCATGTAAATGTCTATTGATCGGTACTGACGACGATTGCCAAGTCCAGCAGGCATATTTGCCGGATAATTAACAAGGCGTGGTTTTTTAACTCTGCCAATCAAGCGACCCATTGCTGCATCAGCTTTCATCGGGCTTATTTGCTTTCCGTACCTATCGGCGATACGAACGGCCAGAGACAAATAAATCGCCGATTCTGCCCACATTGGGATTCCGGTAACCGTGTTTGGATCTGGCTCTGGCTCAAAGCGCCAGCCAATATCGAACGTCAGCTCTGAAACCAACTGCTCTTGGCTTTCAAGCGCAAGAACAATATCCTCGCTATCTGCATTGGCGGTTATGCCATTAATGCGTAGCTCATCAAAAGCCTGTGATACCAGCTGGATTTTTGTCTTCATTGTTATTCCTTGGTTGAGAATAATTTCCATGCAGCGTTAAGATCTTTCTTATCGATGGTCTCATCTTCGAGGATTGAACGAACAGCATCAAGCTTTGGGTTGCCTTTTTCGGTGAAGTGGTCAGGGTTATCTGACTCTAACAACTCAAGCACAGGAATAATCTTGTCGATAACCTCTTGTGACACTTGATCGCCTTCGTCAGATTCTTGCTCATCCTTTGGCTTGTCGATATCAGCAATATCATCAACCCAACCGGCAGCGCGATAATCATCAAGCTGGTTCAATTCAACACGGACAATTTCACACTGCACACCACCAACAACATGCGTAAAACCTGCGCGATATAAAGCATAAGACATAGCAATTCTCCAAATAAAAAAGGGCGTATTTCTACGCCCCAATTATACAACATTAAAACTTGACTATCACGCCGTTATCCATCGGTTTAGCGTTGTTTACGCCGTACCAAATGAACATACGCCAGCGGGCTTGCAGGTTCGCGATATTGCCATCATACAGCATATACATATACAAACCGTTGCTCAGGCGCTCGGTCGCAACCTTCATGCCGCCCCATT